GGAGGAGGCGGTCACATGACGACAGGAGCGAAAATTGGGTTTAGCACGGTCTTCAAGGTGGGCAGCACGGCGAGCCCCTCGGTCTTCACGGCGATCGCGGAGGTGATCAACATTACGGGCCCGGGCCTCGCGCGGGAGAGCGTGGACGTCACGTCCCGCGATTCGCTGGAGCAATGGCGGGAATTTATCCCCGCGCTCAAAGACGCCGGCGAAGTCACGATCACGATGAACTTTCTGCCCGGGAACACCACGCAGAATCTGTCGGGCCTGCTCGGTCAGTTCAACGCGGACACGATCCGGGACTACCAGATCGTCTTTCCGGGCGGCTCGCCGACCTGGACGTTTCGGGGTTTTCTGACGGCGTTTGAGCCGGATAACCCGATGGACACCCAGATGTCGGCGTCGGCGACGTTCAAAATCACCGGCAAGCCCACGCTCGCATAACGGACGGGATGATGACATCACAGACCCCCGCGCGCCCCGCGCGCATTGACATTCCGTTCACGGTGGAGGAGGCCGGCGACGCCCCGGAGACCTATACGCTGCGGTTTAGCGTGATCGCCATCGCCGCGCTGCAGGATCATTATGGCCTGGACTCGCTGGAAGCGGCCGGGCGGAAGCTCTCGGAACTGAGCACCGCGTCCATCACCGACCTCCAGGCGATTGTCTGGGCCGGCCTGCAGACGCATCACCGGGGGCTGACGAAGGAGCGGGCGTTGGAAATTCTGGACACGCTGGGGATGTTTGCCCTGCGCACGCTGCTCGCCCAGGCGCTCACGGCCGCCCTGCCTCCGGAGATTGCCGGAGAGGGGGAGGGCCGGGCCCGCCCTCAACCGCCACCACCATCGACCGGCTCCTGATGGAGGCGGCGGCGCTCGGACTGGAGCCGGCGGCCGTCTGGCCACTCACCCTGCGGGAACTCTATGCCGTCGCCCGCGGCGTGCGCCAACGCGAACGCCTGGCGGACCGGCGCGCGCTCGGCCTGGCCTGGCATACCGCCGCGCTCACCCGCGCCAAAACCATGCCGTCGCTGGAACGGCTGATCCAGAAAGCGCTCCGGGAGCCCGCCACGCCACAAACCCCGCAACACATGCTGGCCCAGGCGCGGCTGATCACGGCCGCACTCGGCGGGCATGATCTGACCACCCCGGCCACGGCGCCAGGCGCGCCCGCCCCCATGGGAGGATCACATGACTGAACCGATCGGCGCCCTGCGGGCGGAACTGTCGGCCTCCTCGGCGCAGTTTGCCGATGATCTGGGCAAGGCCCGCGGCGCCTGGCAGCGGTTCGGCGCCGCGCTGGATGACGTGGGCATCAACACGAAGAAAACCGACACCGCGATGGGGCGCTATTTCACGACCACGGGCTTGGTCACCCAGGGGATCATGCGGTTTGGGAGCGCCCTCCATGCCATCGCCTGGGGCACCGTCATCGGCGCCGTGGCCGGCCTGACGCTGGCCCTGGCCCAGCAGGCGAAAGTATGGCTCGGGTTGGAGACCGTCGCCGCGAACGTGCAGCGCCGGCTCAAAGAAAACGCCCTGGCCACGGAAGCCTCACTGTCAAAAGCGATCGCCGAGACGGCGCTGGAGCTGCAAAATCTGACCGATCCCTCGCAGATGACCCTGGTGCAACAGGCCCAGGAATTCGGCAGCTTTGTGGATGGTACGCTCAAGCCCTTTGGGGAGCGCGTGGCGGCACTCGCCGAGCGGCTGCAGGACCTCCAACAGCAGATGGATCGGCTCACCGGGGCGTCCGCGAAGCTGACCACCACGATGGATCCGGCCGCCCTCGAGCGCAGCACGGAGCTCTGGAAGCAGGCGACGGCCCTGTTGGCGCGCAGCGAGGTTGGCTACCAGATGCTCTTTGCCCGTCTCGAAGCCGGCGAGCCGCTCTACCAGGCCCTCGCCCATGCCCAAGAGGACGCGGCCGCCGCGCTCACCGGTGAGAAAAAAGCCCTGGATGAGGCGACCGGCGCCTGGGATCGGCTCACCGCCGCGCAGGGCCGGCAGATGGCGGTGGAGCAGGAGCGGATCAAAATGGCGCTGGCGAGCACGGGCGGGCTCGACACCCCGCCCACGCTCGCCGCGCCAGAGGGTGAAACCCACTTTGAGGGGTTCATGAACGATTTGTCGGCGATGGTGCCGCAGATGACCGCCGCGCAGGCGGCCTTTGGGGCGCTGTCATTCGGGATTGCCTCCATTGGCGATGCGTTCATGCAATCGATGCAGGCGGGCGAGAACTTCGGAAAGGCGCTCAAAAAGTCCGTCGCCTTTACCGCGGCGAGCATTGCGATCCAAGCCGCGCTCTGGGCGCTCTTCGACTTTGCCCTCGGCCTGACCTACATGGCCATGGGGAACGAGGCCAAAGCCACCCAGGCCTTTGCCGCCGGCAAGGAGATGTTGATCACGGCGGCCATCGCGGGATCGTTTGCCGCGGCCGTGGGTGGCTTCAGTGGGGCGGGCGGTGGGGGTGGCGGCGGAGGCGGCGCCGGCGTGCCCGGGGAAGGGCTGACGGCGGAGGGAACCGCGGGCGGCCAGCCGGTTACTATCTATGTCACGGTGACCGGCAGCCCCTTTATTACCCGGCATGAGGCGGATCTGATGATGAATGAAGTCTTGCCCGCCATCGGCCGGGCGGTGCAGGACAATAACGGCGCCGCCGGGCCGATCAATATCGAGTTCCGCCGCCCCTGAGCCATGCTCATCCTGCCCCCCAAAGTTGCCCAGGCGCTGGAGGCGGCCGTCGCCACGCCCGTGCTGGTGGCGCGCTTCACCACCCGCGTGCTGGATCAGATTTTCTCGCTCTATCACGACTGGACCACCGGCGGAGAAGACCCCGCCAGCGAGGGACACGTGATCAGCCAGCACCGCACCCATGTCATCCAGGAACATACGCTGACCGAGAACCCCCAGTCGTTTGTCGAAATGCTCTACCCCGCCCAGCCGGGCGACCCGGTGCAGACCGTGCCGGCGTTTGTGATGGATACGAGCACACACCCGCAGCAGTTGCCGTTGGTGCGGTCCTATGCGAAGGGCGTCTGGCTGGGGGATTATTTTCAATCGTTTCTCCTGGATTTTGGCTCGCCGCTCGAATATGCCGTGCCCACGGTCACGGTCAAGCTGCGCCGGGTGGCGGGAGATTTTCCCATCAACCTCCATGCAGAGATTTGGGGGTGGGATTGGACGTCGGCCCCGGGGAACCCGGCCTCGACCGGCCGGCCGACATCGCGGTTTGTCTCGAACACGCGCTCGAGCGCCAGCCTCTCGACCACGCAGGCGTCGGTCAATTTCACGTTCAGCCCGGCCGCGCAGGTGACGCGCGGGTTGGTCTATCTGTTGGTGCTCGTCGTGGAGGGGATCAGCCAGGTCGGCGCCTGGGGCGGGGATAACGTCTTCGTGGCGCTGGCGAACGGCCTCCCGACGCGCGGCCACTGGGCCGGCATGACCTCGGCCGAAGGCGGGCTGGGGGAGGCGCCGGGCGTGTTGCGGCTCTACCGCTGGCCGGGCTATGTGATGGATTGCCGAGTGCATGCCCAGGCCTACTCGTATGACGGCGTGACGACCAATTCCCGGACGTTGCTCTATGATTTCGGCCGCATCCCGGAAGGCACGGGATATGTGACGCTCGATGTGGGCCGTCCGGGCGACAGCACCCTCACCTGCCGGCTGTGGGGGCGGGATCCGCTCGTCTCGCCCACCACGGACGTGCCGATCGGCCGCACGGACGACCACACGCTCGCCGACCACGGCCACGACGGCAGCGTAGTGCACGTGCATGACGGCGACCTGGTCGAGGCGCTCTATCAGCAATATCTCATCCAACTGCTCTTCACCAGCCCGTCCTTGTTGTATTCGGCCCGGGTGCATCGGGCCGGACTGGTCTTTATCGAATCGCAGCATCTCTTCTCGACCCGCCCCCTGCCCACGCTGGGCGCCATCCCGGCGTTGGCGGCGCTGCCGTCGGTGCCGATCACGCTGGACATCAAACGCGCCATCACCCCGACTCAAAAATGGTCGATCACACTGGCCGATCTGGGCGACCGGGTCAGCCGCATGATCGCCCAGGAGCATTTCAAGGGGTCGAACGTCGAACTCTTCCTCGGGTTTGAGGAGACGGCGCCGAGATCGATCACCGATCTGGCGCCGGTGGCCTTCGGCCGCGTGGTGGATTTCGCCTACGAGACGGGTCAGGCGACGATCGAGGTGCAGGACCGCACCAAAGACCTCGCCGTGAAAGTCCCCCGGCCGATTCTCGCCGAATCGCACGCGCCCGTGGTCGTCAACTACGGCCTCGAGGCCCCGACGCATCTGGTCCAGGTGATCGACGATCTCGCCTTCACGCAGGTGCGCTTGGCCCGGCGCTATCAGGATCTGGAGAGTTTCGTCGCCGCCCGCGCGGCCCTGCCGGATGATTTCGTTACCACGCGGTCGATCTCGGAACAGGACTCCGCCGACGCGAGCACGCTGCTCGGGGAGCTCTTGCTCCTGGTCGGCGGGTTCCTCGTGCCGCTCGAAGATGGCGCGCTGCGGCTGATCCGCTACCCCCGCACGGACACGGCGGTGGACACCTGGACGGATGACGACCTGCTCGATCCGGGCCAGCAGAAGACGGGCCTGTCGGAGACGCTCGTCAACCGGGTGTTGGTCAAATACAACTATTCTGATATCGACCAGGACTATCTGGGTTTCTTCTCGCTCTGGGATCAAGCGGCGGCGGCCGCCTGGGCGCCCGGCTCCGAATTTCTGGACGCCGACCAGACGATCGAGTCCAAGTGGATTCAGGTGCCGGCGCTGGCCCCGCATCTGCCCCAGGCGATCGCGGCCCGGATCATCGGGCATCAAAAGAACGGCGTCATCCCGATCGCGCGGCGGACGACGCTGGCCAAGTATCGCGTTCAGGTGGGGGATTTCGTCACGCTCTCGACGCCGATCTATCTGCGCAAGGGCCGTCAGGGCACGGGCGCGCAGGCCGTGACGTTCATGGTGACGAGCAAAACGCCCCGCTGGACGGACGGCACGATCGACTGGACGCTGGTGGAGGCCTACCCGGCCAATTATCCCCCGCTGGTGTGGCTGCTGGCCACGCCGGAGGTGGGGGCCACGGACGGCTCGCCCCTCGGGCTGACGGTGGCCGTTGAGGCGATCGTGCTGGACCCCGACAATGACGCGATCACGGCGGTGCAGTTCGACTGGGACTATGACGGCCGGCGGTTCGAGGTGGACCACGCCCTCTCGGCCGCGCAATTGCCCGGCGCGATCACGGATGGCCACACCCCTGGCACGGGCCGGGGCGGGCCGGTGTCCGGCCATCGCGGGCACAAGCCGCACCGGCACGTCACGGTGGAGGCTGCCTCCGTCAGCCCGCCGGAACCGCTGACGCATACCTACAGCACGGCGGATTTTGCCGGGCGGCCATTTCTCCTGGCCGCCTGCCGGGTGATTGACGCCCGCGGCGCCGCCAGCATCACGACGGCGAAAATCCGGCGCGTGAGCGCCCCCACCGCGGTGGTCCAGGTGGTGCAGACCGATCCGGCTCAGCCGTTGCTGGTCGAACTGCATGGGGACGCCTCGCGGCCCGGCAGCGGAGAGATCGTCCACTACGAGTGGGATCTGTCCTATGACGGCGTGACGTTAACCGCGGAGGCCGTGGGGCCGCGGGTGTTCCTGACGCTGCCCTGGCCCACCGTGGACGTAGCGTTGCGGGTGACGGATGAGGATGGGCTGACCGACCTGGAGACGGTGACCATCGCGGGCAAGACCGCGCCGCCGGCGCCCGTGGTCGGCTTCGCCATGTTCCAGGTGGGGGGTCAACTGCATGGCGGGTGGCGCAAGAATACCGAGCCGGATCTGTCGCATTACGAGCTGCGCTATGTGCATGAGCCGACCGGCGGCCAAACCACCGTCTGGGAGCAGATGCTCACGCTGGATGCCCAGCAGCTCACCAATGCCTATTCCCATCCGGTGCTGCGGCCGTTTGGGGCCTATCTGTTCGCCATCAAAGCGGTGAACACATCAGGGCTTGTCTCGGCCACGCCGGTCTATTTTCTGGTCACCCTGCAAGACCCGGAGACGCTCAACGTGCAGGTGGCCCGGGATGAGTCGGCGCTGGGCTTTCCCGGCACGCTGACGGACCTGACCCTGATCAACACCACGGCGGCCTATTCGCTGGGCCTGCCCGCGACGGTGCGCGATACCTTCACCGTCGCGGCGGACACCCTGCTCTCCGCGCAGATCGGCGAGACCGGTCACAACTGGCCATACAGCTCGCCCGGATGGGGTGTGCCGAGCCAATACACGGCCTACGCCTCGACCGACAGCGCCGGTCGGTCGACCGGCAGCGCGACGCTGCCGGTGGTGAGTT